GATGGATAATAATACTTTTACTTAATAGCTCTTCGGTGCTGTAAGCTCCAATCGTAAACTCTTTAAACAGGTTATAAACTGTCGCATCATGCGTGACAGTCACAGTAATGTTTGTTGTATTATTGTCATGGTCACATACCAAGATAGACTGAATAATAGAAAAATCAAAATCACCACCGCTAGGCGATGTATAGAGTGTAATTAAATCTGTGGTTGTAAGTATCTCATGAGCTGTTTCTGCTCTTTGGATGTACTGTCTTTGTGAGGATAGATCCATTATCTTTTACCTCTTTGTTTAACATCTAAGCGGATATTACCCACTTGGAAGTCTTGTGTGGTACTGCCTGTTACAGTCATTTGTACTTGTCTTGCTGTGAATCTCGCATCGGTGTAGCCATCACTTTCAAAAGTAAATGATCCAAAGTCCGTTGTAGGACCTAGTGGAGTAAATTTGCCTTTGAAACTAAGGGTGACACCTGGAAGGCTGTTAGCTTCCTCGTCTGGTAGTATTTGATTGCATTGGACATAGTTGTCGCCATTACCTATTTGGATAGGCCCAGAGGTCGCAAATGGAACGGCAGAGCCTAAATTCGGTGAGTTACCTAGCACAGTTGATTCGTGCTGATAAATAAACCCAGCGTTGTCTGCTGAAGTTGGGAAATCAAAGACACCTTGGTCAACCCAGCATCCTCTATCAAGTTCACCAATAGACCAAACATTTTCACCATAATTCCAAATCACATATTTGTTTGGTGAGTATTGTGATTCACCGCTTGGGAATCCCCACCATATTTCGTTGAAGTTAGAGTTGTGCCCACCCCAAGATGCCTTTCTGCCTGGCACATTAAGTTGATCGTAAACATAGTCATGCACTTCGCATGGTATTTCTCTAACAGTACCATCGTAAACAAAGAAAGAGTTTTCACCCATCCATGCTGTGAAGTTACCAGTTGAAACAATAGATCTTCTGCTGACTGCTTTACAGTTAGTTCCAGCATCGGCAATACCATACACAAATGGTGAACCTGCATAGAACATTCTGCTGATTCCAGTATCGCTAAAAATAATAATGTCGTTGCCATGTGAAGCTGCCATGATAGCTCTACCACCTGTAGGAATTTGCAAATCACCTGCGGTGTTAGTAGCTTTAGATGTCCAGTTGGTGTTGTCTTCTCTGTTTGACCATGAGACTTTTCTTGGATCTCCGCCTGAACCAATGGCTACCAAGTGTCTTTCGTTGGTAACGATAATGGCTTGACACCCTGTGGGTGCGTTAGATACGACTGTGGCTATAGTATCAGGTGATCCGCCTGAAGAGTCTGGTCTCCATTGGTAAATCTTGCCATCACCAGAAAAACAGAAGTTTAAATGTTCACCCCAGTTGTCAAAAGAAAAATGACCTGTGTCTAAAGGTAAACCTGATTGTGAACGAGCATCACCATAGTCTTCTACGTCATAGTGATATGCACCATAACCAAGAGGATCGTTACTTGCATCATTAACAAAACCGACTGGTGTGATATCAGTCCAGGTGTTGTCGTATAAAACATAAACCTTTTCTCTTGTACCAACAGCCAATACTGGTTGGCCCAGATTATCGTTGTAGGCGTACATCCCAATGGGTGCGCCATCTAGTGCTGTTGCTCTAAGTTTTGTCCAGCCACCTATAGGTTTAAGGTAGCCATTTTCGAAGCGTATTAAATTCCCGTCAATCCAACGACCTTTGTTGGCATAATCAGTTCCGTTTTTGACTATACCTGCTGGTGGAGTGATTGGAAATAATGCCATTCACTTACGCTACTAAAGTTTTAGTGACCGATGTAGGTGTAATTTGCCCTGCAATGTTTGCATCAAGGTTATCCTTTAAAGATTGCACCTCTTCTTCACCCATCGCACTTTCAACCCAGCCTTGCACCTCTGCTGCTGTCACGCTGTCAAAGTCTATAAAACCTGATAAATCAGATGTATCTAACACTTGAGTACCATAAACAGATGCTGTGTAGGGATTGCCCTCTGCATCTACCTGCGTATCAGTAGCGTTTAATCGCCAATGCACGTTATAGATAACGTTAGTTTGTCCTTCGTCTGATGGGTATACGTCTACAGTGTTTACGTCCCAGTTATATGATATGCTCATTTTTTATTCCTCTTTGGTTATTAGCTTTCTAGGGCTGTTATACGAGCCGTTAATGACTCTATTGTGTGGTGTTGTTCTTTGATAGCTGCTGCTAACAAAGGAATTACATCAGTATATGAAAGCCCTAATTTATTTGGGTCTGCTGTCTCATCTACCGCTTCAGGTAAAACAGCTTGGACATCTTGAGCTATTAAAAATGGTCTGCGTTTTGATTCAGGGTCATCATTAAAAGTACCAATAACAGTTCTTAGTGTTGAAACTTTTTGTGAAGCATTATCTATATCTTCAATAATGGTTTTGTGTCTTTCATCTGAAACTGAGGTCCAAGATGTGCCACCACCTGATAAATAAACTCCACCAGTATTGTTTGTTTTTATATAAAGAGTATAAGAGTTTATACCTCCGCCTTGTACTGCTGTAAAAGCAGCACCATCAGTATAATAAGAAGCATAATTATTTGTTAATCTAAGTTGTATTTCACGTCCAGGAGTATTATCGGGATTCATTATATTTACACTAGTGTTGCTTCCTGATGGTCCAAGATATGAAACATCTGCTCCTCCTAGTGCAGTTGTGGTTCCAATAAATACTCGCCCATCATTATCAAGCCGCATGCGTTCTGCGTTGTTTGTACCAAAAATTAAGTCGGCATTGTCCCGAACATAAACATAGCCCTTTCCATCGCTTGCTTGTGCAAAGTCTACCCCAGCGCTTGCACCACCCGTAGCACGCATGGTTGCAAAAGTTGCTTGGGCTACATTCAAGCCACCACCTGCTGAAAACGTAGGACTACTAGTACCAATACCCACGTTGCCAGTGCTTCCTTGTACTGTCATGTGTGTAGTGCCATTCACCTGCATGAAAATATCTCTATTGGCACTTCCTGCATTCAATCGTAAGTCATTGCCAGTAGTGGAGTTAAAATTTGTTAAGGCTGTTACAGTTCCACCAAAAGTACCTGTATTAGCAAAAGTAACACTTTCATCTGAACCAATAGTAATAGCAGTTGCATCTGCATTATCGTCAATACCATTAGATGTGAAAGTTGTAAAAGTACCTGCCGCTGGAGTAGTGCCACCAATCACAGAGCTATCAATTACAGCTCCGTCTAAGTTAATTGCTACCGATGTACCAGTAGCACTAAAGACTGCATCAAGAGAATCAAGATCGGTGTTTAACTTAGTTCCCCAGGTATCGGTGGATGCACCGACCTCTGGCTTGGTAAGATTAAGATTAGTAGTAAATGTATCTGCCATAAAAAAATTCCTTTAAGCTGCGTCTTGTTTGCCTAATGTTGTCCAGTCTGTTGATGAATTGGTTTGCTCTGTCCATGTACCGCCAGTTGCGGTTTGGTCTGTCCATGTTTCAGCTGGAACTATAATGTCATTCCATTTTAAACCACCAACAGCAGAAAAACTACTGATTTGTGAAATGGTTGCTGAACCCCTGTCTATTTGTCTGCCAATCGCATCAAATCCTGATGTTGCCGATAATACAGCATTGGCACTAATGGTGAATCGACCTGTACCAGTCATATCAGAGATAGCTGCTATAGAAGAAACACCACGATCTATTTGTCTGCCTGTGGCCGCCATACCAGATGTTTCTGGTAAAGCCGAAGATCCTAATTTAATTAATACACCAGCAGATGTCATGCCACTGGTTGAGGCTATGGTTGCAACACCTCTATCGATTTGAGTACCAACTGCACTAAAGCCTGATACTGCTACAATAGTTGCAACGCCTCTATCAATTTGTCTACCAGTTGCAGACATTCCAGATATCTGAGCTATGGTCGCTGATCCACGATCTATTTGTCGACCTGTAGCTGAACCACTTGAAACTGCGGATATGACAGATGCAGCAAACTTAACAACCTCACCATTACCAGTAAAGTTTGAGGTTTGTGCGAGGGTGGATGACCCTAATTTAATAATTGTTCCGACTGAATCAAAGTCAGAAACGCCTGGTATTACAGATACGCCATGGCGTATTACAGAAGATTCGGCAGTAAAGCCTGATGTTTGGGCGGATGTAGCTTCACCAAAATGATAAACAGGAGTGCCATAATCGGCATTCCCGTAACCATATAATCCGTAGCCTATTGAGGCCATGGTATTAAGCTAATGTGATGTCTAAATCACCAGCATCAAATCTGAATACATCTCCTGTTGATACAGTTTTTGAAGTGGTTAAGTCTGCGTATGCAAGTAAGTTACCACCAGATAATGCATCTAAAATACCAACTGCAACCACAGTTCCGTAATCGCCTGTAGCTGTTGGGTATTCAATTGCTGCTGCGTTTGTCGCTGTGGTAGGGTCTGTACCTGAGACAGTAAAAGTAGATGTTTGTCTTGCATAAGATCCACCTGTTACTTCAGTACCACCGCCAGTATCGGTAGGTGCTACTGTATACAATGCAACATACAATGTTCCTGGTGCTGTATAAGCTACTCCACCAAATACATGGTCAAGTACCTTGTCTTCTAAATAATCACTAAATCCAGCCATTTCATATACTCCTAGTTATTACCAAAATAATAAATGTTTTTGCGTTGTTTGCCGTATGTTCTTCTTCTTTGCATTAAAGAACCTTTTGCAAACTCTGCTTTTTCTTGCTCTAGTCTCATTTCTTCCAGAGCTTTCTCGAACTGTGCTGTAAATAATGGCACTCGTTCATCTTCCATTAAATAGATTGAAGCGTGTTTGAGTGATCCGTAAAGGTAAGCATCTGGATATCCTGTGGATAAAAAGTTGCTAGTATTAGAATCGCTTAACGCGTCAATCTTTCCGTAGTAGGTTAATTGTACTGTATAACTTCCGTCTGGGGTAGGTGCAAATTCAATTGAATCATCTACCAAAGCAAAG